CTTGATAACCAAGGGAATGTAGTTGGCAACCCAGGATTAACAACAAGTCCATTAGATGAAAAAGCAGGACCACTAGCATTGGTGAAAGGAATCACCATTTCATAGTTTTGGATGTACATCATTCCTGACGATCCAAGAAACATCGGTAGAGGCTCCTTACGAAGAGGATTACTACCATAAGCAGTGGGGGGAGCAAGTGCAAGATCATTTCTCAAATTATTTGGTCTACGATTACGACGTTGAATAATTTTCTTCTTTGGCTTCATCATTTTTCTTTTTGTCATGTTTTGTATTGGATCCCGCAAACATGAAACGGGACTGTTCATTGTACACTCCCAAATGGGTGGAGCCGTGCAGTCTCTCGGCATTTTGGTTAGCACGTAAATATTTACAGAAAATCAAACGTTTTGGTCCGTTTAAAATGTACAACCCAACTACTCAAACCAACCAGGCAAATAAAACGGGACATCAGTGCGATGAGCATGGGTGAACTCAACAGATCTATAAAACTTCTCGATCTCTATTTGTTGGTCAGGCGTAGTTCCAAACGCCAACCAAAAAGAGAATCGGGTTTCAGGGGATATACCAGATATCCGACGAGACATGCCTTTGCTCAACCACGCCAACCCACCTGTCAACTCAATTTCAACGTTAAGATTACGACGCCTACTATTTTGGCGAGTGCGCTCAACAGTTATCCCATGAGCTACACGTATTAAGGAACAATAAAAGTCTTGATAAACAGGAATACCGCCGGTAAGGCTTAAACCACCTTGCCCGACGGCATCCAACCAAGACTTGCAAACAGTGGAGGAGGATAAGATCTTAAGGCTTAAACAATCCTTCGCAATTGCTTTCGGGAAATTACGCACCATAATGTACGAATCATCGATAAATACCGGGTGAGTTTGACAAAACTCAATACCTTCAATATAATCGACTGGTTCCTCAATTTTCATATTGAAACCCATTTCCAAAAACCATTGTCCCAATCCATCAGTAAACTTTTCCAAATCTGAACGTTCCATGATTACAGTGCAGTCATCGCCATTATTGGCCAACGATACATGCACCCCACGGATCTCAGCATATCTATGTACTAACGCACACATGATAAGACAGTTGCCAAGAGCAGTATTAATATCACCACTCATACGGCAACCATCAGTGATGTATTTTAAAATACCATCACGACAAGTTCCGATAACCTTATTTCTGAGTTGCCACTTTAACAACTTACGCAATTCCCTGTTGTTGCCAAAAATAGCGTTATATACTGAGTGCTCCCAACGGAGAGCATCAACACTAACATGTTGGTCAAAACGACTAGCATCTAGACCAACAGCAACAGGATTACGAAAGGTGTCCCATTTTTGTTTGAAGATTCGCCCAATTTGCTGAGCATTATATCCTTTGAGAACAGTGGGCCCGCCAAACACACGCCCAATTGCAGCATATACGTGGTGTTCCACTGGTCTCAAAAACTTCCCAACTTCCACATTGTATCTCGGATCCCTTGGGGAAATAACTCTGGGATCGGGGTCCGGCTTGTCGTCCGAGTTAATAAACTCAGCCTTAACAAACGCTTTAATTCGTGCATCCCGCTGGTCAATACCCTTGGTAAGTAATGAATCAGCAGCATTTTGATAAATTGTCCTCCTGCGACCCTTGTAGTAATCAACAAATTCTTGTTGACTCACAGGGGTGGTCGAACGAAAACAACGCACAATAAGTCGGCGAAATCCACCGAGATGCTTACTATAAGCCCCCTCAATTGGTTTAGGTGTCGGTTGACCTTTAACAGTAAGAACACGGGTCAACACACCTCGAGCGAGATTGTTTAGAGATGAATTATGTACAAGATACCGGTTCGGAGGAGAAAACCCCGATATCTGAAAGTACCGCCTTACATGCGGCAGGGCACCCAAGTAACGCTTAATGGTCAATGCGGGATGAGACAAAGTAGTCTGTATAGCCTCAACCCCCACCAGCGTACCCAGGCACCCCTAACTCAATTGAAAGCCCTTCATACGGCCAAACAAGCCGTACAAGGACTCCCACATGCAAGACACCAAATCGTCACGAACATGAGCCTCACGCGTGGCACCAATTTGATAAGC